GTGCTGACGGATCTGCAGTGCAAATCGCCGCCGGCGGACGGAAAGTCGAAATTATTCGACGGGCATGGTCTCTATCTGGAGATATTGAAGTCCGGCGCGCGCTCCTGGCGGTGGAAATATCGCATCCACGGCAAGGAAAAGCGACTCACGTTCGGCCTCTATCCCGACGTCTCACTGAAGAAGGCACGTATCGCGCGCGAGCAGGCAGCAGCGCTGCTCCGGACGGGTATGGATCCGTCGATCGATCGGGTTCTGCAGGCAGCACAGGCAGCAGCTGCGGGCGAACATACGTTCAAGTCGGTAGCGCTGACGTGGCACGCCAGTCAGGTTCCGCTCTTCAAGCCGCGGCATGCGGCGCACGTCCTGCGTACCTTGGAGAACGACGTATTCCCGGCGATCGGCAAGATGCCGATCTCGCAGGTCACGTCGCCGCAGATCGTCACCCTGCTTCGGAAGATCGAGGCGCGCGGTTCAGCCGACGTCGCGCACCGCTGCCGGCAGCGGATCTCCGACATCTTCGTGCATGCGATCGCCAGCGGGATCGCGACCAACAATCCGGCCGCGGAGATGGGCAAGGCGCTTGGTCGGGTTCGGCACCGTCATTACCCTGCGGTCCAAACGATCGCTCACGCGCGGGAACTGCTGAGGGTTGTCGAGGTGCGGCCGGCCTACCCGCTGACGCGCCTAGCGTCGCGCCTTTTGGCGTTGACGGCGGTAAGGTCGGGGGTGTTGCGCTTGGCGGAGGTGCACGAGTTCGAGGACCTGGACGGCGATGCACCGATCTGGCGCATTCCGGCTACCAAGATGAAACTGGCGCAGGAACGTCGCAACGATCCAGCATTCGAGTTTGTCGTTCCGCTGTCGCGGCAGGCCGTCGAGATCGTGAGGGTAGCGATCAGCTTCAGCGGTACGACTGGTCTGATCTTTCGATCGATCAGGTTTGCGAAGCGGCCGCTCAGCGACAGCACAATCAGCAAACTGTATCGGGAAGCAGGCTACGCCGCGATCCACGTGCCGCACGGTTGGCGGGCAACGTTCTCGACTGTCATGAACCGGCTCGCGGCCGAGGAGGGCCGGAAAGGCGATCGAGAGATCGTCGACCTTATGTTGGCGCATATCGATGGCAGTACGGAGGCGATCTACAATCGGTATGCGTACATGCCCCGACGTCGCGAGATCGCGCAGGAATGGGCGGACTTGCTGACCGTCGATCTATTGGAGCCAGCCCAGCTGCTCGAGGGGCAGCGGCACTCGTAACCGGCGGTGCAGCGTGAGCGCCGGTGGCAACCGCCTCGCGGCGGCGAATGCGGCCCGCGCGGCACGGCACCAGCTTCGGCAGACCAGCTCGGCTCTGCAGGGCCTACGCCGTGGCACCAGCTCAGACGTTCGCCGCAACAGCTACCACGCAGGTGATCACGAGAAACGAAAGTGGGCTACGCACAACACGTTCTCGGCCGCAGTGCGCAACGAGCGTGTGCGTCAAGTTCGCGCCTGGTCGATGAGCCCAGCGCAGAAGAAGGCAGGGAACCGGCGGGGCCCCCTGAGCTTCCGTACGCCGCATATCTACGACGTCATCATGAGCTTCCGAAACTTTGAGAACGGCGCATGCTTCCCGTCGATCAAGGGCATAGCGCGCCGCGCGAACGTCGCGATCGCGACCGTCGACAAAGCGATCAAGGAGCTGGTCGACGTCGGCCTGCTCGGCAAGCTGCTGCGCACACGCCCGGTGGAAGATCCCGACCCCAAGGGCCCGCAGGTCGAACAGATCACGACCGCTTACTGGTTCCTGGTCCCGACGTGGCTGGCAAAGGCGCTCAAGGCGAAGTTCGGATCTGCGCCGAAGCCGGACGACCAGGTGCAGCGTGAGCAGGACGACGCAGAGCACGTTCAGCGCATGCTTGACACGTTGTCGGCCGAGGACCTGGCGGCGTTCCGCCTCGGCGATCAGAGCATCCTGGCGAAGGCTCTTGCTAGCTACGGCCGCGCGCATGATCGAATAGCGCGATTCCAATCTGTCGAAACTATCAGGGACGCGAAGATATAATAATAAGGAATGGGACCGCTTTGGCGGCCCCATGCTCCAGTATGTTGCTCCCCCAATGCCGAAACGGCCCGCCTCAAGCACCCGACCGCCAAGACCCGGCTGTCGGAACGAGGCGGCTTGCGCCGCCCCGGGCTGCCGAGGGGGAGGAGCACGAACGGTGCCAACCGCCTCACGCGTCGCGCATGCGGCGCTGTCGATCGAGACTGTTGATGAATAGCGAAGCGCGGTACGTGGTCGCTGGCGTCAAAGCGCGGGATCTCAACCTCCCGGTCGACGCCTGCCCGTATGTCGATCAGCTCAGGCGCGACCAGTGGCTCCTCGGATGGGGCGTTCGGAATGAAGCGTTCGCCCGATGGGACCGACAACTCGACGAAGTCGAAGCGACGATGCTGAAGGCGCAGCCCTATATCGACCGCGGGCACGACCCGGCGAAAGTCGTCCCGTCGAAACTGATCATGCTGCATTTCTTCGCGCAGGCGTCGACCGAACCCGACGCAGCGTACGCCTGGTTCAACGACACGATCGAGGTCCAGCGCGCTCGATATCGCCGGCGCGGCTGACGCCGAACTTTTTACCCTGGAACACCTCGCAGTGCACACGAACCCACTATGCGGTGTCCGGCACCCTGCCCGCCGCACTTTCGCCCCCCCCCGGGGGTCAGGCCGCCGCCGCGCCGGCCTCGGCGATCGGCGCGGCGCCGGCGAGGGTCTGGGCCCAGGCATCGAACAACCGCCGCCGCCGCGGCATGTGGGTCGATCGATTGTACGCACCCTCGACCTTCACGTTGATATCCTTTTCCTCTTCGCCCTTGCCGCCGCCGACGTGGCCCAGCGCGCGATCGATCGCGGCGCGCTCGTCGGGCAGTTGCTCGTTGAGAATCGTCGAGAAGCTGGCGCGCCACCCGTGAGGCACATGGCGATCGCCGAAACCTGCGCGCTGATAGAGAATACGGATCGCGCCCTCGCCGATCGCCCCGCCGTCGCGGCCGGGGAAGATGAGCGCAGCGCCATCGAGATCTGCAGCGTGGGAATGCAGATTGCGACGCGCTGCGCGTAGGACGTCGACCGCGGCCGCGCTCAACGGCACCAGGTGATCGTTCGCGGCATCGAGCTTCTTCGCTGCCGCGAGTTTCATCCGCGCCGCTGGCACGCGCCACGTAGGCGCCCCATCGAGATCCTCGATCTCGTTCCAGCGCGCGCCACGCACGGCCGCGAGGCGGACGGCGGTCAGCGCCAGGAACCGTGAGGCAAGCTTCACGGAAGGCGCGACGTCGACCAGCTCGGCCGCATCGAGCAAGATGCGCAGCTGCTCGACGTCGACCAGCGCTGGATGATGGCGAGCGGCGCGCCCGCGCGCCATCGCCTCGGCAACGCCTTCCGCGGGGTTGGCGTCCGCCCACCCTTCCGAGCATGCGTATTTGAACACGCGAGAGATCCGCTGCTGCAGGCGGCGCGCAGTCTCAATGCTGCCGCGGCGCTCGATCGCGCGCAGGACCTGCAAGATCAGCGGCGGTCGGATGTCGGCGAGCGGCGTACCTCCAAGGATTGGGAAGATGTCGCGCTCGAGGCTGGCGATCACGTCGGCCGCGTGGATCGACGTCCAGTCAGCAAGCCTATGTGCGTACCAGGCGCGCGCGGCTGGTTCGAACGTCGACGGCGCAGTCGAGGTGTCGGCCGCGGGTGCTCGCGGATCCTCGCCGCGGCTGAGCTGCTCGCGCACTTGGTCGCACCGGGCCCGGGCGGCGTCGAGCGTCACCTCGGGTACCGCGCCGATCGTCAGCAGCTGCTCTTTGCCACCGAACCGATACTTCATGCGGAACGACTTGCGGCCGGTCGGCGCGACGTAGAGGTGCAGGCCGCCTTGGTCGAACAGCTTGTAGGCCGCAGTGCGCAGCCGCGCGGCTTTCACCGCGGCGTTGGTCAGCATAAGGTCCTCCTAGGGGGAATTGCGATGTTGGATTTGCTTGATCACGTTGCAGCGATCGCCACCGCGATCGTCGCGGTTTGGGCGTTTGCAGCGTTCAAATTTGGCCAGCGGAAGAAGCGTATTCTTCTCGAAGTTTATCTTTCGAAGGAGCGGCCTGGGCGACGATACGCGATCGACACCGGGCAGCGGTCAATCGTCCATCTGATGGCTGAGCTACGAATGTCCGAGGCGGAGATCATAGAGGCAGCCTTTCGTAGTCAGAAGGTGCTGATCATTCGGACACGTGATCCCCAAACGGGACTGAGCAACGGCATGCTCTTCCAGCATATCGCGATGCCGACGCCACTTTAGCGCCGGAGAAACCGTCCGGCGTTATGCATTTGTATGCATCTTCGTGCATAATTGGCGTTCGGGCTTAAGCCCTTTTTCAAGCCAACCCGGAGCGAGCCATGAAGCGCTAATCGGAACGGCGGAGCCGGCCTACGGGCCGGCTCCCACCCGATCGCGGCGGAGATCGCCTCCGCCGCAGGCACGGTTTTCCGCGGGTTTGCGCCAGCTATGTACCCCGGTTTGGGGTAGGTGATACCCCGCCCCGGACCGTTGTATAGCTACTCGAAAGCACGAAGTTTCAGGGCATTGCCTTCCGAATGATCGACCTGATCTTCCAAAGCCAAGGCGGGCCGTACGGTCGTTTTGGTTTGGAGCGGCCCGACGGGGTCACGCCGTCCTCTCACTCCCTGGTCGGGAGCTCGTCCACTGGACGGGCCGCATATTCCGGTTTCGGGAAGGCCCGCACCGGATGCCGGCACGCTTTAGCGAACCGTTGCTGTAGAAAACGTAAATATCGGAACTGTCGGAGTTCGCTTCGTACCGCGCGATCGCGATTGGCGATTAGGTGTGCCGCGCGAGGCGAGGACGATGTGCGACGATTGGTCATGAGGGAGTTATGATAGAACTCGCCGTCAAGCTCCCAGAATATGCCTTTGTGTTCGCCATGGTAGGTAAAGGCTGCAGCTTGATAAACGGTACCAAATAGACCGCACCGTTCGTCGGCAAATGACTGTATCCACTTAACCGCAGGGCGTACGCGGCGGATCAACCGCACCGAATAGGCCAGCGCCTTACTCTCACTATTGCGAGGCGCTTCATCTCCTAGCCACATCCGATTTAGCTCGAGATACTCGCTCATCTGAGTTCCGGCTACAACGCTGTCGGCCGAGGCCGGGTTCATCGCGAATCCGAACTGGAGTACTCCGACCAGCTTGCCGTGAAGCCAGACACCAAGATGCAACGTCGAGGCGGCGTAGATCCGCCGACTGTAGTGATTCCTGATAATGATGGCGCTGGCGACTTTTCGATCGAGCAGAGCAACGGCGAAAGAACTGTCACCGAAACCTATCGCGTCGCCGGTCCCATCTTTGGCGAAAAGATACCCAATGTTCTCGCCAGCTGCACCGCGGGGGCGGGCAAAGTCGAGCGCCGGCATCACAGCCGGCAAGGGGAAGCGGGCGTCGAGGGGCGCGCGCATGTAGCAATTTCCTTCTGAAAGAAAGCACTCGGCTACGCGCGCTGGTGGGGGCCGGTCGGGACGATCGGCGGGAGCCCGCCGCGGATCGCGGCAGGATGACGTGAGACGGCGTGTCGCCATCGATCTCGATGAAACTGGATAGTTTGCGCGACCAACCATCCGGACGGACCGGGTGGTTAGCCGCGCAGACTCTGGGAACTACGCCCCGCGTATTTCCCCGAAGGGTCTTTCATTCCACGGGCCACCCGGCGAACCGGTGACCCAGAGTAACCACGCGCGTGGGCCGGTCGTCGCGGCTAAGCTCCGATCGGCGACCACAGCTATGTCAGATCAGCAAACACGCGTCTATCGGGGGTTGTCGCGGCGTCAGTCTGCCTTGGTGAGTGGCGTCGCGACACCTGACATTACCCGTTCGGCGACGACAACCGGCGCCGTATGCCGACCTGCTTGATCACGGCCGTTACGCTGCCAGCACATGCGCCCTCGAGGTAGACGTACGCCGCCAGATACCCCTTCGTGGTGAAGGCCGGCACGGCGAAGGGCCGGGTCAACAACGTCGCGGTGTATGGCTGGTCGGGGCCGAGGCTACCGGCCGTCGTGGCGTGATAGCCGTCCTGGACCTCGGTGCTGGTGTTCGTCCCGATCGTGCCGTTGACCAGCATGTTCAACCGGGTGGCGGCGAGGCACTGCGAAGCGCTTGTCACCTGTACCTGCGAAACCGATTGGAGGAGATCTCCCTGGCTCCAGAATGCAGTGCCCACCGTCTGGAACAGGCGGCAGCCGTCGCCGGCATTCACCCACGTGCAAGTCACGATGACGTTGTTGCCTATGCCGTCAGGATCGGCCTGCGTGCTTACGGTGGCGAGCGCCTGCCCCGTTGTCCCCCAGGTCCAGCCCGAAGGGATGGTCCCCTGAACCGACGAGATCGTTACAGCAACGCCGGACGCTGTCGCGGTTGCGGCCTGGCTGATCGTGTATTTGCCAGCGCCCCCGCCATTCGGTTGCGCGGTGATCGTCGCTCCGGCCGGGATCCCGGTACCGGTGATCGTCGCACCGATCGGCATGGTGGCTAAAGGATTGGCGTTCGTCGAGGCAAGCGTAACCCCGGTGGTGCCGTCCAAGGTTGCGAGCGCCGCCTTGGTATCGATCGCCCCGCCCGTCGCAGTCGCGAAGATCGGATTGAGCAGCAGCTGCCAGCGACCGTTGGTCGGCAGCTCAGCAGCGCTCCGGACGAACACGCTGCGCGGTGGCAGCAAGTTGTTGAACAACGGCACCAGGCCCGCCTGGGCATCGTAAAATGCGCCGCGGCTAACCGAGTGCGTGCCGTCGAGAGAGAAGGAGGTCTTGAACGCACTGGTGGTCGTGCTCGCGGTCGGGTTCATTACCGCCGATCGCGCGTCGCTCAGGTACACGCCGACGGCGTTTTCCTGATAATCGATCATCCGGATGTTGTATTCCTGGACCTGCTGATACTGCGCAGCGGTCAGGCCAGTGGCGCCGACTTCCAGCGCGATGATCACCTTCATGCCCGCGAGGCGGGCCATCTCGGCCCCAATGATGGTGTTCGCCGCGGCCGTCGCGCCGCTCGTGGCGGCGGTCGGGTAGTTCTGGGCAATGTCGTTTACGGCAGCCTTCCAGTAGAGGGTGCCGGCATTCGTCCCGAGAACCAGAGGCATCCGGGTTAGCACCTGGTCGGTGCGGTCCCCGGATTTGCCGAAAGTCGGCCCGATTACGAACCGCTGCCCGGTCAGTTCGGACGCCCACACCAACTCCGAGCGCATGTTCTTGGCATTGCGCGCGGCGTCGATCGTGATCGCGTCAATCCGGCTGTCGCCGATGGCGGTAACGAGAAGCGGATCGCGACCAAGCGCCAACGTCTGCGCCTGGCTCGCGGCGGCCTTCGCCTGCACCGCCAGCCCGCGGGCGGCCGGATCGATCTGCGCGGCGACCGGCGATGCGACCATGCCGAAGGCGGCGAGCGCCAACAGCAGCCGCATGATCATCGAGTGGATCAATTGCGAACTCCATAGCTGAGGGTTCCGGACGCGACCGTTGCGGTCGCGCAGTAGACGACGCCGGCAAGGGTCGGGACGTCGACCACCTCGTTGGCGCTGCCGGTGAAGCTGCCCCAGGTCGACCCGCCGATCGTCAGCGGATTGATTGTGGAGCAGCCGTCTACCGACGTCCCGACCGCAAACGTGCCAGACCAGGTGCCGCGGAGAATGACACGGATGCCGCGGCCGAGTTCGGGTGCAAACGGTCCAATCGTCGCGACGCCGGCGGCGATCGTCGCGCTACCCGACGTCGGCGTGACGGCCGAGCTGGTGACGCTCCCCATCAGCGCGGTCGACGTCGCGGCCAAGAGCGGCGCCGCCGTTGTCGGCAACGGGTTGGCCGTGCTCACGGCAACGCAGGACTTGTCCGCCTGCCGCACGCAAGGCGACTGCATGGGGGCAAAGCCCGCGGGCGCCAGGACGGAACTGGCGGTACCGTCCTGCGCGCTGGCGAGCGACGGTACCATGATCAGCACGATCGCGCCGACCAGGTGCATAAGTTTCTTCATCGGGAAGCCTTTCGAAAGAGGATCAGGCGCCGGCGATCGCGCGGAAGTTCGCAGCCGCGGTTGCAGCCTCGCGGATCGCCGCCTCGCGCTGAGCGACTGTCGCCGCCGTGCGAGCGGCCGCCAGGGCACGATCGACCAGTGCGCCGGCGAGCCGGATGCTGTCGGCACGATCGGCCGGTACGAACGGCAGGAAGATATCGGCGAACGCCCTGGCCGAGGCATAGGCATCGGCGATCCTCTCGATCCGCTCGAGCGTCGCCGTAGTCGACGTCAGACTGCCGGTCGTCGCGCAGGCCGACAGGCCACCCAGCATCGCGGCCGGCAGCGCGATCGAGACGCCGATCGCCAGCACCTTCCCGGCCGCATCGCCGACGACGCCGGCAGCGGGCTTGGCGATCGCGTGCGTCTGGTAGATCCGCAGCACGATCGTCACGATCCCGACGATCGCCATGATGATGCTGATCACGTCTTCCTGATCGAGATCCTTCGGCAACAAGCCGAGCGGGCCGAGGACGGCGAACAGGACGGCGACGAGCTGCAGCCAGATGGTGCGGCTCTGCCACCAGGTCTTGGTATCGAACATTGGATATCTCCGGATCGCGGACGCGCGCTGCCAGCCCGCAGCGTGAGCGCAGGGTGAATCATGGCTGGTGAAGGTTAGGCCCGGGGGACGGGCCGGGATTTAGAAGGCGAGCTTGCCGGTCAGGCAGAGCGACCGCTCGTTGGTCCGCCGATTGATCAGGCCCTGCGACACCTTGCCGCCCGCCTTGATCCACCCGGGGACGGTCGACACTTGACCCTTTGCGTTCGTGATCGTGAAGTACGGGCCCAGCGCCGCACACCCGCCAAGCATATCGCCGGCCGCGAACCGCTTAGCCGCGGTGGATCCGTTCCAACCACCGACGCCGATGTTGTACGAGAACACGATCGCGGCCGCGAGCTGCCAGGGATGATCCTTCAGCGCTGGCGCGCGCTTCAGCACCGCCGGCCCGAAGTCGCGGGTCATGCGCTTATCGAGGCGAACCTCGCAGCCCTTCACGGTCTCGACCATGCCGGCCTTCACATTCTCGGTATCGCCGTCGCAGATCGTCCAGACGCCGGCGATATCGCGATAAGCTCGCAGCTGCGGTTTGGGGCCGCTCTCGAGCGGCGGAATGACGGCAAGCACGATCGCGGCCGCAACCGCGCCGATCGTACCGACAAGCCCCGTCCCTGCTGCCAATTGACGCTTCGTTGCCATCGATGTTCTCCTGGTAGTGCCGCGAAAGTTCAGCGGCTGATGGGGCGTGCGCCCTCGATGCGCGCGACGCGGGTGTTCAGATCGAGGATCTGGTCGTCATGCCGGCGCATGCGATCGCGCGACGTCTCGATCGAGTCACGATTGCGACCGATCTCGGCCCCCTGCTGTGCGAGGACCTCGCGCACCGCCGACACGGCTTGCGTATCTTCACGCTGGCCGGCCGACGTTGCGTCGAGCTTCGCGAGATAGGGGCCGCACAGGCAGCCGACGACGAGCGAGATCCCGCCGAACAGCGCCAGGCCGTTCTTGAACAGCTCGGACCGATCGCGTGCCTTTCGATCGCCCTCGTCCCGGATCTCGGCCTTCACCGCCTGCGCTCGCTCGGCGACCCGACCATCGGTCTGCGTGAGACCGTCGACCAACTTGTCGAGCTTGCTGCCGAACGCGCCCATGTTGCCGGCGAGACCTTTCACGTCCTCGCCGATCGCGGTCACACTGGTCTCGAGCGCCAGGACGCGGCCGGGAATATCTGCGGTCATGTGCGCGCTCCGATCCTGGGACCGATCTGGTCACCAAGCTGATAGTGTTCATCTGGAAATGTTTGGGCCGGATCAGCCCGCGACGAATTCCACCCGCTAGGTTCAGAAAGCGGTTGATGTTCGGCATCGTAGTCTTGTTCACACAGCCCGCTTCGCCAGCACCTTTGCGACCACGCGCGGCAACAGCGCGGGAAGCGTCAACATGCCGTTGGCGATCGTGCCGTTCCGGGTTTCTGAGGTACCGTCCGAATAGGTCAGAATTACCTCGCCGGTCGCACCGCCCTTGCTTACGTCGAGTACCAGAGTCTCGCCGGGGCGCGTCGCGGCTGTAGAGCCGGTCGGGATATACGAAGAAGGCTGCGCCCCGGCCTCTAGCTGAGCACCCCATCCAGAAACAGACTGCCCGTTTAGCGCATTCGCAACGCCGCCATTCGTATTTGATATGCCTAGCAGGGAGTATTTGCTTTGCTCGCCCCCCGGCCCTGTTGATGCGGATATCCGGAGGTAGGAATTGACCCGCTGGATTGCGGCGTCCGTAAGGTTGGGTTGAATAATTCCCTTGGAAGCATCAGCCAAGTTGAACCAAGCAACGCGGTTGCTGTTGCTGTATGACCCCATGGAGATATGAACCCAAGGTGCCGAGCCACCGCGCACAAAGTAAGATGCAGACCACGGAAGACTAATATCCTTAGCAATCGAGTTCGGATCTAGGTAGCCGCCGCCAGCTAGGGCGATCAGCAAGTCTGCGGTCTTAGCCCCATCAGGGGCCGTTTCCGTATTCGGCGTTATCGCCTGCATGCCCGACATTTCCGGGAACAGGTTCAGCGCCTCCGAGTTCGCCGCAACATTCGTCCGCTCCGGCTCGAACATCACGCCCCGACACACGGCAGGGGTGTAGATCGCTGCGCCAGTCGTCTCGATATAAGCGAGCGCGAGCGATCCCTGATTAACCTGCCGGCGGCGTACGTAGTAGGTTTGCGCAGCACTGGGTTCGTCTGCGCCAGTGTCGCCCACGCGACGGACGCCCTGCCCGAGGTACTGGGCGTTGTCGCTGGAGAGATCCAGCCGCTGGAACGAGGTCGTCAACACGACCCGCTTATAGGCCGTGCCGCTTCCCCCGGCCCCGCGCTGGATCAGAATCCAGATGACTTCGCCGCCGACCTCGCCGCGGACGTCCACCGAGTAGGTCCGCGTGCCGATCGCCGCCTCGATTGCGTAGTCGAAGGCATAGCCGCCTGGGGGAACTGCCCCCTGGACGTACTTGGTTACCTCGCCGTCCTGAGTCTGCGTCAGGGTGGCGCTGGCGACGTAGGTGCCCTGCCACACGCGGGAGTTTGTCAGCCGGTTCTCCACCGGGGGATCGTAATCAAGTCGGGCGACGTTCTCGCCGGCGTTGAATGCGATCACCCCAGTCTCAGAGCGGCGGGAGTTCGCGCCAGCGGCGCGGGTGATCACCGCACCGGCCGGCATGCCACGAGTGAAATCGAACTCGTAGAAGCCCAGCGGATCTGGAAGTGCGAACACTCGCCACACGCCATTGACCGCACCGACGAACGCGCTGCCGTTCGTAATGGCGACGCGTGCGATCTTGCCATCGTTCGCCGACGCCGATCCAAGTTCACTTTGCGCCAAAAGCGGTAGCGACAGCATACTGCCATCCGGCACACCGCGGAAGTAACGCCCCCCCACATCGCCGCTCAAGATCGCATCGACGGCGGGAACCGTCGCACGGCGATAGCCCGCGTTGTAGCCGGCCGGGGAGAAGTGATTCTGATCAGTACCGTTATACAGCGCGTCGATCGCCGTCGCGCCCCGCTGATACGCAGGCTCCAAGCCATACCGGAAGAACGTCCAGGCGGCATCGATGCAGATCGCGGTCGGGATCGACCGACACAGCGCTTCGATCGCCGCGTTGTATTGCGCGAAGGTTCGCGAGCCCGGGGTGATGACGCCGTTGCCCGTCCAGTCGCGCATGACCGTGTCAGTACCCAACTGGGCCCGCACATCAGCCGGAGTGACAGGAGCGGCCTTGTAAACCGGATAGGTCATCGGCTTGTCAGCTGGCATTGCGTCCGCAAGGTTCACCCGGCCGGGGTGCGGGTGAGGGCTCGTCCAGACGATCGAGATGCGGCCGGCCGCGGCGTCGGCCAGCAGCATGCGCTTGAGCCCCGCTAGGATGTTCGGGAAACCATGCTGCATAACGAACAGCCGAAAGTAGCAGTCGTTCATGCCCGGAACGTACGTGCGGATCCTCTCGGGGAACTCCGACGCTGGCGCGTTGGCGAACTGGGCCTCCATATCAAGCGTTCCGGTACCCGGCTGGCCGACGATCTGGCTGACGGCTTGGAAGCCGTCCTGGGGCCTGCGCGCATTCAGCAGCGCCACGAACATATCGTTGGGCGCATCGCCACCGCCGCCACCCTGCCCAACGCTGATCGAGGATCCGCCACCGCGGCTGAGAAACTTGCGGACAGCCCCCCAAGGGTTCTCGATCAGGTACGGCCGCAACGGTGCCAGTGGATCGCGATCGCTCGCATAGCGAGGCGGGTACTGGAGCAACCATTTCCCACCGCCGGCGGAATACGCAAACCGCGCGATCTGGCCGCGGCGCAGTTCGCCACCGGCGAACGGCGTGCCGCCGCCATCTTTTGCCATCAGGCGATCAAGCCCGTCCGCGATGAGACGCGCGTCGCCGGTGATGTCCTCGGTGATCAACAGCGAGAACTCGGCGCCGGTCGCGGCACCCGGCACGGTCGCACGAAGAAAGTTCGGATCGCCAGCAATTGGAACTGCAACCGGCGCGTCCGAGAAAATGAGGGCCGCGGTCAGCGCCGCACGTCCGTTGTCGCGAGCGACTGGGATGTCTGCCGCAAGCGTGGTTGCCGCGGCATTGGCAGCTTCGGCACGCGTCGCAGCGGCTTCCGCGCGGGAAGTGAGCGGAGCCACGATGTCGACACCGTCGATGCTGACGCGGATTACCTGATCGCCGAACGTCAGCGAACCGGTGTCGGAACCTCCGGTAGACTGCGAGCCGCCGTAGCTCGACGGACGGTTTGCCGGCGCGTTATCCGATCCATAGGCGCTGTCGCGAACGATGAACGCGCCCTCGATCCGCGTGTTGGCATCGCCGTTCAGGGTCCACTGCATCGCATAGGCGAGCACGCTGTCCTTGCCTTGCTCCGCCGCATACGGAACCTTCGTGGCATCGGACATGGTTGCCTGATTGATGCGGCCCTTGATCAGGGACGTCGGGACGCCATCCGCGACCGTCACGCCGTCCAACTTCAGACCTTCAGCCGCGAGCGTATTGACCGTGCCAAGCTGGATCTTTGGTACACCGGGATCACCCGGCGCCAGGCGAACCTGCATGTTCATGGTTACGCCGGTCAGATCGATCCCGATAACGGCGATCGTGAAACGCAGGACTTCGTTGCGTCGCGCGAGGATCGCGAGGCGGGCGGCAGTGTCAGCCATCTGGATCTCCAATTACTGCTGCTGTTCCAGCGCGTTCAGGCGGTTGCCGTAGGCGGTGAGGGTGTTGTTTTGCGCGACGAGCATGGCTTGCTGCTGCTGGATCACTTCGGACTGCTGCTCGACGACTTCCGACGTCGCGGACTCGCTCACGGCCTGGACGAGCGGTGACTTGGTCGGGTCGTAACTGATGGCAATTGCGGCATTCACCGGCGCGCGATCATCGGCGTCCCATGCGTAGATGTCCGGACTTTCGCCATCGAGCACCATCGCGCAGCTGGATCCGGTGCCGATATCCTGCTCGGCGACACGGAACAGGGTCCGGTTGAACCCGAGGGGCGGAAAGGTGAAGGGCACCACCTTGCCGACGGGCCAGCCCCACGCGCGGATGTCGAACGGCGCACCGAAGCGACGTTCGTATTGCTTGCGCTGAAGCACCTGTTTGGCGATCCGCTGCGCCTGACTGACGCTTTCGACGAAGCCGAGATCCAGCGTGAAAACGCGGTCGATCCCGTCCGTGCTGGGGATCCGGACTTCCGGGTAGTCGATCAGCTGGTAGAGCGAGGCCGGCGACCCATCGACGTAGCGGCCGCGGATAACGTTTGGCGCGGCCTCCATCGCCGGATCGGGATCCCAGGTGAAACCACCGATCACGTCGTCGGCGTCTAGGCCATCGTCGGCAGCGGCGTCGGCGAGATCGTTGTGCGGAATGACGAGCGACAGTTTCCCGCCGGTATCGCGGAAACGCCCGCAGCAAGCGGCACACAGCACGTCGAGAACCGTCTTGGGATCGTCCCCCTCCGAGGCAACCCCTGCCCCATGATAGCGGGGCTCCGTGCCGCCTGCGGACCGATTGACCAGTTCGTCGGCCTGGTTGGCGGCAACGATGAAACTCATCATGTCGATCCGCTTCGCCGGCAGACCGCTACCAACCGCCAGCCGCTTCTCGCCGGTGACCGGGTTCGTGATGCGCCAGCCGAGCAGGCGCCGCAGGATCATCAACGGCAGGTTCTCGCCGATCACGCCGCCATCGTCGGCCGTAAAGCGCCACGTCGACTGGTCGTCCGCGCGCATCGGCCCGGATCCACCGACGACCGTGCTGTCGCGGCGGGGGTCGTAAAGCTTCGCGCCGCGGCCGATGATCGTCATGCGGGTTGTCGGCCCGCTCGAAAACGGGCTTTCCGCTTTCTTGCTGTTGCCGGTCACTTTGAACCGGAAGCGCAGATACGCGCATCCGGTCAGGCGGTGCGATCCGTTCCACTTGCCGGATGCGAAAGTGAACGCGTTGGCCGGCGCCCCCTCCAGCACAATATTTGGGATCGAGAAGTAGCCAACATATTTCGCAACAACGCCGGTGGTCTGCGACCATGCCATCTCGTCGTTCAGCCAGACTTCTTCGACCCCGTCGATCGCGTGACTGGCCAGGCAAATAATCCAGTCGCAATAGTCCTGGTCGGCGCCCGACCATTCCTCGTAGCGGATGTCCGTTGCCAGCGCGGTTTGTCCGAGCGCGTCCTTTCGAAAAGCGCGCGGGTCGATCGAGGCGACGAGCCGTTGCGTCTGCGACGTCGGTACGGTTGGCTGTTTCGTAAGGAGCGCCGCACCCAGGGAAAGCGCCCCGGCGCCGAGCAGCAGCGCGCCGGCCGAGACGTAGGCCGTGCCGACCGTCAGGGTGGTGGCCAGCGACACGCCAAGCCCGAGCGCGGCACCGCCGGTGACAACTGCCAGCGCGGCGACGCCCACGACGACCGCGGCGACCTTCAGTGCTTTCGCCATTCGTCAGCCCCCGTACTGCACGCGCCAGGCGCGCGGCTCGATCCAGCTGCGGCGATCGATGCGCACCAGGCCTTCGCGGTCACCCTCACGGCCGACAGCGAACAGAACGGCACCCCAGCAAATCCCGAGAAGGCCGTCCGACATCACGATGTCGCCACGCTGGGCGAGCGGCGCCGGCACAGCCTCGAACTTCGCATTCAACGTTGCCTCGAGCGTCCCGCGCCCGAACCGCTTCAGCGCGCGCGCCGAACCCCGCGCCGTCGTATATCGATCACGAAACTCCGGGATCGGATCCACACCCGTCATCGCTTCAACCGCGCCGGCCGCGAAGGTGCAGCAATCGTGGCGGCCCCATCGGAAGGCGCGCAGGCGCAAGGGTTCGAGGTAGGCGGCAAGGCGCGCCTCCCAATCGGGTTTCCGGTACATGATGACTCCGGTCAGCTGCGCGCGCTGGCGCCGTTGGCGATGGCAATCGCGAGCTCGGCCGACAGGTCGCCGGGATCGAAGCTGGCCTGATCGAGATACGTCCGGTTCGACGCTTGGCCGAAAAATGCGAGATAGGTCTCGATCTCGAGACTGATTGTCTGGCTGGTCTGATCGCCCGAGATCTTCGGCACGGCCATGTAGCCGGTATAGTACGGCCAGATCGCGCCGATGCGGGTCAACCGAACTGGATCGAGCATGGCTTTCCAGAGCCTCGCGTCGCGTCCCTGATAATTTGACCGGTTGCCGATCGCGCTCATGGTCTCACCATCGACGCCGGCGAGGCCGGATAGCGTCAGCGTGAGCGTGTCCGTGCCGCCTTCCTTGGCCTTAACGTCCCCGACCGACACGACGCGGGCGTCGACTGCCTCGAAAGTATAGCCGTCGAGATCCTCGTCGCCGGTATCGGAGAACGTGAAGCTGTACGGCGCATCGGTGACGCGGACCGGCTCGCCGGCGATGTCGAGGAAGCAGAACGTCACCGGCCGACGAACCCGCTCGGCCAGAGCCGCCTGGGCGGCAATGTCTGGACCGGTCATCGGAAGCTCTCGCAATCGAAGGTGACGCTGTATTTCTGCCCGACGTCGACGGTCCAACCCTGCTGATCCGTTGACAATTGCATCAACGCCCAGGGCCTCATGGTCTCGATCGCGAGGCCGTCGGGAAGACTGCTGGCCAAGTGCGGCATGATGGACAGCGTGAGCTTGCCGTTCGCACCCGCCAAAGGCGTGTCGGCAACGACCTGGTGTAGATCCTCGCCGACAGTCACGAACATGCCGTCGAGCAGTTGCGTGCCGGGCAGCACGCCGCGGACGTTGAGCGCATACCCCTGCTGGCCTGCACCATCGACCACCACCTGTTGGTAAAACTTGTGTTGCGGCCCCTCGCAAGCGCCAAGCCGGAAAGGATTCGCGCGACCCTGCAAACGCATCAGCGCTGATCGCCAGGGACGAAACACCTTCTCACCAATGATCGGTGGATAGCTGACGCTGGCGGCCCAGAACGGCGACTGCGCAAGGATAACCGAACGAGTTCTACCCGTGAACTCGCTTCGGTTTACCTGTGTCGGCTGGCGAGGTTTCCAGTCGATTTTTGCGGCCACAGGATACCGCGGCAAATCAATCGTGATCATCCCGGGGCTCCAGGTAGTCCTGGTCGGCGAAGGCGCGTCATTGTCCGCCCCTCTGCGCCAGCCATGATGGGATCCGCCGCAGCGGAAACGGTTTGAAACGTTAGGCTGGCCATCTCGGCATGGAACTGCTTCGTCGGCGTAACGCTGATAGTGCCGTCGACCTTGAGGCGATCGCGGCGTCCGGCAGATACGCCGGTTATATCTGGTATCGACGGCTGAAAGTTGCCGACGGACGGGTTCACCCGACCGCCCCCCGCGAGGCCGCGCAAGCGGCCCTTGTTCATTGCGTCGATGATTGGCCAGTACCGCGAAGTCGCTTCTGCCGTGACGATGGACTCGCCATTCGAAACCATCAGCGGCTTAGTGCCGTCGATCATCGCGAGAATACTGTCGGACGTTCCGGTACCAGATCCCGAGATCCGGCCGCCGGTGGCTCTCCCCTCGATCTTGCCGCCGGATTTCAGTCCGAGGAAGCTGAGCGCGCTTCCGCCCGGAATCACCGACAGGATCGCTTTTTGGATCGCGATGCGCGCCAGATCCGCAATGATCGAGCCCGCCATCTTCTTGAAAGCCGAGCCGACAGACTCGGTCCCATCGATGATGCCGAGTAACCCGCTTTCGAGGTTCTGCATGCCCTGAACCTCAACGCCTTCCAGCGCCTGGTTCATATCGTCGGTCGCAGCGTGGAGCTGGTCGCGATACTGGTCGAAGACGCCCTTATTCTGCGCCAGTACCGCAGCGCCCTTAACGGCATACCTATCGTCGAGCGTGTCCTGATCGACCTGTGCGACCTTGCGCTCACTCTCCGACTTGCCGTTCTTGGGATCGAGCACGAATGCCAGACGGCGTCGCTCGTCCTCCTTTGCCAGGGCTAGAAGGCGAAGCTCGACTTCCCGGCGGGCGTTGATCGTCAAGGCGACCTGCCCCTGCTGGGTCAGTTCTTCGCGTCGGATATCGGACTGACGATCGGCGAGATCGAGCGCTTCCTGGTTTGCGCGCTGAACTTCCCGCTGGTCGACGACCGCGGTCGCTGCCTTCGCTGCTTTGTCGTTCAGTACCTGGAGCGCGATGACGCGCTCGGCCGTGTACTTGCCCGCCTTGAGCTGTTGCTCGAGTTCTTCGTTTTTCGATTTACGATCGGCTTCGATCCGGTCGCGCTCGATCTGCGCCCGCTCGACGGCCGAGTTGGTCAGCTCGGCATGCGCGGCCGCGATCTGATCGTTGGCCTGCCGCTCCGCTGCCTTGAAAGCGCGCGTATCGTTCGCCTCGTCGACGACGGCTGCGGCCGACTTGCGGGAAGCAGCTGCGGCTTCGCGATCAGACTTTTTGCTCGCGGCAGTGGCCCGCTTGCCGTCCGCTGCATCGATGCTCGACTGGCCCGCGGCACTGAGACGCTGCGCATCGGATGAGGCGCGCGAACGTGCGGACTCGTCGGACGCGCCCTCCTTACGGTACGCCTGATACTGCGTCAGTTCGTAGACCTGGGCCTTTAACCGGTTGATTTCGGTCTTGTCGCCACCGGCCTGCGCGATCTTTAGATCGTTGCGGCTGCGCGCGAGGTCGCCGGCGACGTCGCGGCCGCCGTTACGCTCGCTGCCGGAAAGGCGGCTCTCCAATGGCAGCGCCGCCGCTTGCTGTGCCGATCGATAGGCGTTGGTCGAATTGCGCGTGGCAAGCGCGATGATTCGGCGATCGTCAGCGTCCGCGCGAGGGTTGTTGCTCGTGGGGCCGGCCGGCGTCGAATAGCGACGGCTCGCGATTCGCGCTTCCGCGTTCGCGACGTCCTGATCGGCCGCCACCTTCTGCGTGGTGAAACTGAGGACCTGCTCATGCCGGCGAGCTTTCGCGAGATCGTACAGCTTCTGCGCTGCTTCGCCGACCGCACCGGCAAACGCCAGCATTTTGCCGGTCGAAGCGACGGCTTGGTTGCCGACCTGAGAAATGCCCCCCGCCGCGCTATGAGAGCTGGCGTTCAGCACGCGCATGCTCGACTCGAGCTCGTCGGTATGATCGTGAAACGCCTTCACGTCGGCAGTTGCCTTTGCGGACTCCGATCGGAAGTGCAGCACCGCGGCGACCAACAAGCCGATAGCGACGATCGGCAAAGCGGTTAGCACCAGCGTCAGCGATCCGGCGAATAGCGCCGATGCCGCTGCAGCTGCGCGTGCACCGACGGTGGCAGCGGCTGTTGCAGTCGCCGATGCCGTCGTCGTGGCTGCTGCCCGGGTTTGCGCGACAGCCAGTTCCTGTTCGGCGATCGCCAGCTCGGCATCTGCCACCGCTAGGGCCTGCTTGGTAGCGATCTCGGCTTTCAGCGCCGTGCCACGAGCGATCTGCGCACCTTCGCGCGTCGCACCGCCCTGCCCGAGCGTGCCGAAGCCGAGGGCCTGCGCTTCCGTGATCGCGATCTGCGATTGAATAGCTGCTGCACGCTGCTGCGCGATGAGCGCCAGATTCGCGCGCAGCTGGACCGCTTCTTCCTGGCGGGCAGCGACGGTTGCCTGGATCGCGGTGACCTCGGCCGCGGCGTCCGCCTCGGCCGCGATCGCCGCGCGGGCCGCAACGGCGGTACGATCGATGAATTGCGCGTTGCCGAGCAGCACCTGGCGCGCGAGGGCCTGGTCGGCCTGCGCTACCCGGGCAAGGACGGCCGCAACGGCGTCGAAACCGAGTGCGGCCCCCTTGGTCGCAACAAAACCGGCCGCGACGGCCGTCAGCGCCGGCAGGATCGTGTCAAGATTGTTGGCGACGCCGGTGACGCCGGCACTGAAACGCGCGGTTGCCGAAAGGCCCTCGTCGCTTTCGCCGATATACTTGCCGAGGGCGTTGTTCAGCACCGTCAGCGACGCGCCGATCGTCAGGTTCGACTTCGCCGCCTGCGCCTCAAGCTGCGTGCTGCCTTTGAGAAAACCTTCGAAGAATTCACGGCTGGTGAGCTTGCCGGCGATCACGTCGTTGCGCAGTTTCGATACGGACCCGCCGAAACGGTCTATGCCATTCGCCACCGCCTGAAGGATCGGACGGGCGCCCTCGTTGATCGAGTTAAATTCTTCCGCACGGACGATCGAGCCGCCAAGCGCCTGCGTCAGCTGGAGCACCGCACCGCTGGTCGACTCTGCGCTACCGCCCTGGATCTTCAGTGCGGCGCCGACGCCGCTCGTGAAGCGAAGAAGGTCGTTTTGATTGGCGCCAAGCTCCTTCGAGCCCTGCGACAGCCGGCCGTACAACCCACCAAGCGATTCAAGCTGCACGCCGTAGCGCTGTGCGATGCCATACAGGTCGTTTTGGACCTTGCCGAGGTTCGATCCTTCGAGCCCTGCAACCTTCAGCTGGTTCGTGAAGCGCGTATAGCCGTCCGCGTAGTCCTTGACCTGGTTGATCGAGAATGCGGCTGCGAGACCGGCCGTCGATGCGAGCAACGCCGACTTGATGCGCGCCGATGACGCGGTGAACTGCGCCTCCACGCGCTCGACGCCGCTGCCGAGCGTCGCGACCTGCGCGCGGGTGCGCGCGATCGTCGGCGCGATATTCGTTAGCCCGCGCCCCATGGTCGCGAAGCGGCTGTCGATCTGATCGAGGCGGCGCTTGGTATCATTCTCGAAAGAGCCGATCACCTGGTCGCCGCGGGTGAGGTTTCGACGCAACAGCTCGACCGATGCGTCGACCTCGAGGAGCAGCTGCTGAACGTTCGTCGTTCCGGCCATGGCGCTACTCCTCTGGTTTGGCAGTATTCATCGCTTTCCAGGCCTCGAACGCGGCCCAGAATTCATGCGGTGTTGCTGCCCAGAATTTTTCGACCGCCCACCCGAGCGCGGCCGAAGCGATGCCTGCTAGTCGACGACGGGGATCTCGGGGGTCGTCGTCTGCGTCCCCGTCGTCTTCATTTCCCCCGACGGGAGGCACCCGCCGCTCAGCGCCAAGCCAAGCACGACCGAAATCCGCGGCTGAACTGCCAGGACGCCGACCGGGTAGAGGAGTTCACCGATCGAGTCGGGATTGGCACCGCGTGCTGCGGTAAAGACCGCCTTTTCCGCCGCGGTCGCATATTCGTTGTCGGCCAGCTCGCGGCCCCAGGCGCGTACGAGCTCCGTGACGACGATCGCCTGCGTGTCCTGCGATAGCGCGCACTGCTCGGCCGAGGTCGCCAGTTCGACCAGCGATTTGCCGGTCTTCTTCTCCATGGCGACGATCGCGGTATAGGAGGGGCGGAGCACAAAGCGCTGCCCCTCCAGTACCAGATCGACTTCGCCGCGAAACTCGTTCGCGTCTGTCATCGGATCAGCCGAGCTTGTCGGTCGTCGGCGCAGCCGCCGAGGACAACTCGCACTTGGCCTTCACCGCTTCATTCTGCCCAAAGCTGGTCTCTGACAGGTTGCCATAGACCGATCCGGCGAACACCGCGTCGGCCGCAGCCCCGGTTGCGCCGCCCTTGCGGATCTGCACGTTGAACGGCGCTGCCGGCACCGTGTTGCAGTTGGTTTCGAGCGCGGTGTAGCCCGTTGCGTCCGGCAGGTTCGGCAAGATGTCGAGCGACAGCTTGAGCGACTTCAGACCCGGCGCCGACGTACCGTAGCCAGCGTCATCCTTCGTCGACGTGTCGATCGAGCCGGCATCGCGGCTGATCGAGATCGACTGCTGGCCCTTGACCAGGTTGTACGTGCCCGCCGTCGTCGAACTCTCGACCCAGAGCAGGTAATCGTTGCCCAACTTCTTGGCCATCGTGCTTCTCCATAGAAAAAGCCCCGCGGCGCGGGGCTGTGGTTGATCAGAAAACCGGTTTCCTCAGTCGTCGCTGAAGGCGAGGACCTCGAAGAGACAGAGGCCGACGTAACTCGCGCCATCCTCGGCCAGAACGGCCGTGGAATTGTCGAAACAGGGCCGGATGGTGAAGCCGCCGGCCGCGAGCGTCGCGCCCGACAGGATCTTCTCGACCTGCCCGATCAATTTCAGGCATGGCGCGCGCTCTTCGCCCTCGGTGATGACGACGATCGTCAGCGGAATGCGTCGATCGGGGTCATTGCTACCGCCGATCGGCGTTGCCTTGTCGATATCGCCGACGATTACGACGGGAGGCTGCGTATTTTCGGGCGCATGCTGGAAAACGGCCGCGCCGGTAATGCCGGCATCGAGCGCGCCGAAGATTGCGACCTCGGTAGCGCTCAGCGCATCGAGGATCTCGGGTTCGTCAGCCAAGAGCACCTCCACCGATCCGCTTCAGCGCGCGATCCCAAATGCCGCGCAGCTGACGGCCCATGATGTCGCGCAATTCCGGGAAGCGGCCGGTCACGAACCGCTTCGGCGAGATTGCGCGGACCTTCATCTGGTAGACCGTCGTGAATTTCGGGTTTTTGTAGATATCGCGGGGATCGCCCAGGCCGCGCGGGGTTGCTCGATCCTTGGCGCGACCGCCGCGCACGTACCGGTTGACGGTGACGGTCTGCGCCTTGCGACCGAGATCCTGAATCCGGCCGTAGAAAAGCGCTTCGCGTTCGCGGGGCGAGCCGATGATGCCGACGCGAAGTTTCAGCGACTGCTTGAGCACCCGGTAAATTATGCCCGCCTGCAGCCCGCCCTTACGCCGCGGCGCCCGCGCGCGCATCGCCGCTTGCAGCTGGCGGCCGCCACGGTCGAAGGCGTCGACCATTTCGGCGCGAACCTCCGCCGGCAGGCCGCGGAAGATGCGTTTGACGCCGCGGGGCACGCGGAGGCGTGATCGAGCCATCAGGTCGCCACTCCGCTCTCGCATGTCATCACCAGCTCGGCGCGCTTGCCGTCCGGATCCTCGCACGTCGTGATATTCAGGGGCTTCCCCGCGAACAGCAGCCGGCATTGCTCGTTTACGCCGGCACGCCAGCGCATCGTAACTTTCCAGATCTGCGTAGCGCGCTGCACGCTGTGCTCAAGCGCCTCATCGCCGCGAAGGGGGATCATCTCCGCCCAGGCTTTGCCGATCTGCTCCCACCCTTTGACGAAACCGCCGGCACCGTTGGGAACGCGAGCGGGCTTTTCGATCTGTACGCGGCGGTTGAGCCGACCGGCGCGAAGTGGTTCACGACGTTTCACCGGGAAAGGTCGCGCATTGGCTCGAGGAGCCATTTCACGACCATCGGCATCTCGGCCGCGGCGTCGCGGTTGGCATACAGCTCACCACCGATCAGCAGGATCGCGCGGCCAATCGTCACGCGATCGTCGTCGGTCAGGAAGGGATCGGCAACGGACCGGCCAATGTGGTTCTCACACGCGCGCCGCGCACCTATGATCAACCCTTCCAGGTTCGCGTCTTCGCCCGTCTCGTCGGCTTCCAGGCGCAAATGCTCCTTGAAGAGCGCAAGCGAGACGGGCTCGGACATCAGGCTACGCCGCGCAGGCCGGCGCGGCCGCGCACGATCGACGCGGCGATCGGCGTGCCGGTGGCGTGTGCACCGGAGAAGTCGGCCAGCAGACGGAGATACCGCTTGCCGCCGATATAGCCGATCTTCTGCACGTCGGCCGCGGCCTTCGCGGCGACGATCGAACGCACGATGCCGTTGACGATCGCGGCAGGCGCGACCGCGTCGACGACGACGTCGACGTCGGTGACCGGCACCTGGTCAGAACCGTCGGCCGCGTTGCCGGCGGTCAGCACCATCTCGATCTTGTTGGCGTTCGAGAAGACAATGCCGCCAGCGCCGATATGCATCAGGATCGTGGCGGAATGAAAACCGAGCGTGTCGATCAAGGTGACGGCACTGTCGGCTGCATAGACGCCGGGCGTGATTGCCTCGGCCGGGAACATGCCCGTTGCGTTGTCCCTTTCAGGGGTCATGGCAGATACTCTTTTCTGAGAGGGTGGCGCCGGGGATCGCCCGGCGCCGAGGAAGTCCGGAGGACGCCGCGCTTAGTTCGCGGCGACCTTCAGGAACTTGACGGCCTCGAAGTTGACCGCACCGCCGCCCACGCGCTTGCGCATGTGGTACTTCACGAAGCCGGGCTGCGTGATGTTGTCGCGGACGACCGAAACGCCGAGGCGATCGACGATCGTATAGGCCTCGGCGAAATCGCCGAACGCCAGCGGCGTGTTGCCGGCCGCGATCGTCGGCATGTCCTCACCGTCCGTGACTGCGAAGCCGAAGATCGACTCCACCAGCGCACCATCGCGCAGGCGCAGGTCGACCAAGTAGTTGCCCTGGCCGTCCTTCAGCTTGCGGATCGAGCCGAGCGTCTTGCGCGCCGACAGGAACTGCGCCGACTGACGATACGCCGCCTTCACCGAGAAGATGAGATCGATCAGGGCGTCCGCCGGAGCGTTGGCAGCGAAGCCGTCGCCCTTGCCAGTCACGATGTGCTGAAAGATGCCCCAGGCGCGCGCCTGGTCCTCGGTTGCAGCGGTGGGATAGGTCAGCAGGCCCTGCGGCTTCAACTGGCCGTCGCCGAGCAGGAACGCCGCGTTTTCCTTGCGCGAGAACTTCGACGTCGCCTTGTCGGCGATCCACGCTTCGACATCGATCTTGGCGTCCTCGAGGAGCTTCTGCGTGACCTTCGGATACGCATAGAGCTCGTTGACCGGGATACGCCACATGCCGAGCTGCGGCAGGTCGGTCTGGTTGCGCTGCTGGCTCTCGCCGACCCATGCGGCATCGGCCTCGCCGTTGTCGATCGGGCCTTCAAGCGCGTCGGTGCCGATCGACACGACGTTGGCGAGCTGGCGCATTGGCGTGGTCTCGTAGACCTTCTTGACCATGCGGCCCGACACGTCCGGGGTCACCCAGAAACCGCCCGACGGATCGACGGCCACCTGCATGGTGGTCATCTTCTGCTCGTTGCGGCGCAGGTATCCGCCGAGATCCGCGCGATAGCTCTTGAGATCCTCGGCCGAGTAATCAGCCTTCCCGATCAAGTCGCCGAACATCGCTGCGGCCTTCGCTTCCGCCGCGGCATCGACGCCGCCGCCCAGCCCCAGCCGGTTGGCCTTGGCTTCGAGACCGTCGAGCTGCTTCTTCAGATCCGCCTTTAGATCGTCGATGCCCTTGTTGAGCTTCTCGACCTCGTCCTTGGTGACGGCGTCTTCGCCCTTCTTCTCCGCCTGCTTCAGGCGCTCGTCGTTCTTGGTCTTGAACTCTTCGAACGTCTTGCCGAGCGTCTCGACGGCCTGTTTCACCTCGGTGGTGAGACTGCCCTCTTCCTTGCGCTCCGGCGCGAATGCCATGATCGACGCGCCCGCGAGGAGCGCGCCCTGCCTACCGATGAACTTCATGATGGTGGTCTTTCGTCAGGCGAGGGCTGTGCCGGCTCGCCGCAGGGACATGAGCAGGTCTTTCACCCCGTCGCGGGGCTCCTGCTCGGGTTGATCACCACCATCACGGAGGTGTTGCTTGACGATCGCGACCGCCTTCACGGCAGCCGCGCTCGACATGTTGCACTCACTGCGCAGCAGCTGCTCGAGCGCGCGCGGATCGAAGGATTTAACGCCGAAGATCTGCGCCTCGGGGAGCATCGGGAACGTAACCAGGCTGACTTCCCAGAGGTCGACCTTCTTCAGCCGGCGGGCGCCGGTCGTGCGATCGATGTCATAGTCCTGGGTCTTGTACCCGATCGACAGACCCTTGAGCGCCTTCGCCTTGATCAGCGCGCGGGCGATGACAGCCTGCGGCACGTCCATCACGAGGCGGCCGGAGATCTTCAGGCCCTTCTCGTCCTCGGTGAACGTGTCCCATACGCCGATGACGATCGAGGGGTCGTGCTGCCACAGCATCGGCACGCCGCCGCCCTTGAGGGCTTTCAGCGAAGCCTTGAAGGCGCCAGCGAGGACGATGTCGCCGCCGCGATCGAGCAGGCCGAAAACGGAGCCATACCCATCAATCCGCCCGGTCTCGTCGTCGAACTTGAATTCGAGATCGCACGTCAACTGATCGACCGAGCCACTGCTCTTCCGCTCGGGCGCGCGGCGATCGGCGAGGATCGTATGTGGACCGAGGATGCGTGGGGTCGGGAGCACAGCGGGTTTGCGCTCGGGCGCGGCGACTGTTGTGGCCGTACGACGATTATCCATTTGCTGCGGTCTCCGGCGCAATCGGTACGCCGCAGATCACGTAGCGCTCGAAGGAGGCAGCGATCACCACCGCCCGCTCGGGCTGGCCAGCGTAGTGATGCGCCTGTTCCAGCACCTTGGCGCGCAGCATCTGTTCGGGACTCATGGCCATGCTCACTCCTTCGGAGGCTTTGGTGGGGTGGCGACGGGCACGAGATCTCGACCGTCTTGAACGGCCATGTTGCTCTCGACGATATACTGGCGGCCGCCGCCATCTTCGCGCGGGTTCCAGTCTTCCATCTCGCGCCACTCGTCGGCGTTGATGATGCCGTTGCGGCGCTGGATCTGCAGGCCTTCCTGCCGGCTCTTGTAGTCGCCACGCATTGAGGCGTTCAGGTTGAAGCGGGTGACATACCCCTCGGCCTGCTCGGCTTCGGTCAGCAGGCCGACTTCCGCCGACTGCTCAATGCGCCCCGCCCACGGAGTCATCGTGAACATGCCGTGCGCCAGGAACATCTGCTCCGAACTGGAATAGGTCGCGACCTTGTCCGCGAGGCCGACCATGATCGGCATGACGCGCGCCTGTCGGCAGACCTCCTCGATCTGGAAACGGCGGGTCGCCAAATGCTCGCTGTCGACACCACTCATCTGCTGCGACAGCCATTTGGCACTGCGATCGAGGATCAACGGCGCGCCGACCAGATCGCCGGCGCCGGCGTATCGCTTCAACCAATCGACCAGCTGCTGGTGCTGCGCTTTGGTCAGCTCGCCGTCGACCGAATAGGCTCCGCTCGCCTTCACGCCGTCACGATGCATTTCGGCATGGCTGGCTTCCAGCGCCAGGCTAAGACCGAGCGACTCGCGCGCGAGCTTCACCGGCTCCATTCCCATCCACCCATTCCAGCTGGGGCCGCGGATATGCCAGATCGCGCTCGTCGGTACCGGCTTGTACGTGCCCCCGTCGCCGGCGACATCGTACCGGAAACTGCGATCGGGCATCTGCGTAACGCGGACCTTGCCGGGATCGAGCAGCAGCAGCTCGAAGATCCGATCGTCGCTGACCCGGTTGACGTAGACGAAGGCGTTACCGACTAGCATGACGTGGAAGGCGATCGTCTCCCACATGCTGAAGGCGGTGAGGCCCTTCGAGGGCTCGAGGAACAAGAGGCGATAGAGCGAGTGATCTCGCGCCTGGTCAAACCCACCGCCGGCGCGTGGGCGAAGCAAGCGACACCGAGCCGCCGCCAGTCCTTCGCCGACGACCCGGCAGCACGCCAGCATCGCGCTGACCTGCAACGCCGTCGACCAGGTCACGCTGATGCCCGACTTCGATCCGGCGTTCAGCAGGAAGCCGGGCAGCTGATCGAGCGTCTGCGCGTCTTTGCGCGATGGCGCGGCCAACCGACCGAACAGGCCCTGCATCAGGCGCGCCGTGCCGTCTGAAAGGCGCCACCAACCAGGCAGAGTCCGGCGACGATGACGCCGGCTGGTGCGTAGATATCATGAACGCCGGCGACGACGAGCATGATACCCGAGCAACCGGCGACGTCGCGCGCGATCGGCACGAATTTGGAGGCGTCGAACTTCATGCCTCATCCTCCCAAAAAGATTTCTCAGCAGGCTCTTCGCCGAGCGCCACTGCGATCGCCGCGATCAGCGCGACCGGGTTGTCGATCTTCGCCTCCTCGCGCGGCTTGCGCGGGTAGACGTTGTCCTTGGCGTCGCGCTGGGCGACGACGTTGCTCATTTCCCATTCCATCACCGGGCAACCGGCATGGCGGATCAGCTCGGCGCGCGTGAACGCGTCCAGCTCCTTCATGGGATCGGAGAAGTTGTTCACCAGCGGCCGTACCTCGAGCACGGGCGCGCCCTTCTTCATCAGGCGGGTGACCAGCATCGTTGCCTGCGCGGGATCGTATGCGATCTGCTCGACGTCGAAGATATCGCGCGCCTCATCGATGGCGATCTCGATCTCTTCGTAGTCGGTGATGTTCCCCTCGTTGACGTCGAGAAGACCCTGCGCATCCCAGCCTTGGTAGGCGCTGACATCCTCTACGGCCTTTGACGGCAGGAAGTACCGGCCGAGGCGGATGTACGGATCCGCCTTGGTCGGCCGATCACCCAGCGGGGGGAACAGATACTCGACTGCGGCGATATCGACCTTCGATGCGAGATCGAGGCTAAGGATGCATCGCCGGCCGCGCAGGTGCTCGAGTTGCGCGGCCTCCGCGAACTTCACCGGGATCGCCGGATCGGCGCAACGCCGCCAAGCCTCGATGTCGAAGAACGCGGCCTTCGCCGCGACCCAGAGGTTGAGATGCTTGGTCTTGAAGATACCCCGCTTGCGCGGGGTGGAGATCGCGTCACGCTGGCGAGCGAGGAGATACTCTAGGCCGACCGACACGCCGATGTTCGGGTTGGCTTTGCGGAGCGTCTCTTCCGACTTCCAGTCGTCTTCCTCGTCGCAGGCGTACTCGGCGAAGAACGTCTCGTCCTCGATCGGCGGGCCACCGTTGTGACCGATCCCGTTCAGCTTCGCGCGTTCTTCCAGGATGAGCGCGTAGCAAGGGCCGGCCAGGTTCTCGCCGGCGGTGGTGATGAGCAGCTGCAGCGGCTGGTCCCGCGCACCCATGCCCGTGATCATCGTGTCGACCTGCGCGTCGTCGGCGTGCTCGTGATATTCGTCGTGGATCGAGCAGCTCGGCGACTGCCCGTCTCCGGGATCGCCGATGATCGTTTCCATCCGCGAACCGTCTTCCGGACGGAGCAGCATCTTGGCGAGGAGGTCGACGCCGAACTTCTTTGCCAGCGCCGGCAGCTTCTGAACCATCAGCTTGGCGGGGCGGAAAACCTCCCACGCCTGCTTCTCGTTGGTCGCGCCGCTATAGACCTCGGCGCCGAACTCGCCGTCCGCGCAGAGCATGTACAGGGCGATGCCGGACGCGATCGCCGACTTGCCGTTCTTCCGGGGGACCACCAGCAGCCAGCGCCGGAAGCGCCGGGTATCCTTTTGCGTCCCTCCCTTATGCAGCCATCCGAAGACGCAGCAGATGTTCCAGATCTGCCACGGTTCGAGCAGCAGGCGCTTCTTCTGCCGCGCCCATGCCCCTTTGGTGTGGGGCAGTTTCTCGATGAAGCGGCACGGCCGGCTCGCGCGATCGTCGTCGAACTTGTATGGAAAGACCTTCGTCCGGCTGAGCTTCAGCTCATCCAGGAAGCGCTGGCACTGCAGGCGGATCTGCTTGCCGGAAGGGATGCGGCCCGCGACGACGTCGGCCGCGTACTTGCGCGCGATCGCGGGATAGTCCCGCGTCGCCGGCGCCGAGGAAACGGCCACCCCTTAGAATTCGTCGAATTCGCCCGGGCCATCCTTCTTGCCGCTGGCGAGTTTCATGGCGGCCGCCGGGCTGAACATCAGCTCGCCGAGAAGCGACTGCGCCTGGCGCATGGCATCGGACAGCATGGCGACCTCGGGGCGCGCGCGGATCATCTCAGTGACGACCTGTTCGCCGTCGACTTTTCGCACCGTCTTGCTCGTGCACGTGTCGCCCGCCGTCTCCAGCACCGCTTGAAAGCGCTGGATCTGCTCGAGGCGTTGCGCGAGCAGAGCGACGTGCTGAGCGAAGTACGGCTCTGCCCGCCCCTGCTTCTCCAGCATGCCGGCGATGTCGCGAAACAGTAGCTGCGCGAGATCCGACAGGTGAAGCGGCGGAATCATTGAAGCGGCTGCGCTTTGATTAACCGGTAGCGCCGCGCGCTCCGCGCCCGTCATTGCCAAGGCCGGATCCTTGGGCTTGCGCCCAGCACCGGGGCGCGATCCACCCCTCGCCATTCGCCATTCTCCCGGGGATCATTTTAGGTTTGAATTCGCACGCGCGAAAAATTGGGGAACCGTCGGTGTCCCAGGGGGGCGGCGCCAGAGATTCGACCCGCCCCCCGGGGGTTGAGAGGCGCGCAACATTGTTGCGCCTCCGCGTCACATTCGGTTTTGACGGTCGAGAGCCCGTTCCGCAGCCGACTTCGCGTCGTGACAGGGCTCGCACAGGCCCTGCTTGTTCGATCGCTCGTCAGTGCCGCCCCACGCGAGGCAAAGGATATGGTCGACCACCTGGGTCGCTGCGGTCCGGCCTTGGTCGAGGCAAATGCGGCAGAGAGGCTCTTCGGCCATGACCTGAGCGCGATCGCGCTGGCCTGCTCGGCCCCGCTTACGCTCGACGACGCGACGACCAGGCGTTGCCACCCATGCCTTGCGGGGTTGCGCCTGCGCGCCGAACCTTGGAGCCTGCATCGCCATCATCGACCCCAGCATGTCAGCCAGGTCACGGGCCGGTTGAGTTGACGCTGCAGGCGGGCCGTTGGACTGTCGTACTGGCGCATTGCTACGCCGATCAGGAGCGGCGCGATGCGGCCGGTGATCATGCTGGCGTTGCGCTACCCGGACCGCGTACGGCTCGACGACCATCGGCACACGCACGCTCCACGCATCCAACCAAGAGGTCCACGCGGGCCGTCGAGCGCGAGGGGATGTCGTATTCACCCGCCAGAACGTAAAGTTCGTCAGCAACACGGCGCAGCTTCTCACCCGTGGTGAGCGGTTTGGGTGCGGGCATCGCAACCTCCAGATGTCAGACATGCTTACGACTTCCGCCGCGACGCATCGCGGGGAAGGTGTGATGGGCGCGCAAGGGCCGAAGCCCCAGATCGTCTGTCCCGGTAGCCGCTTAGGCGGCGAGGCCTCTTGGGGCCTGATTTGTTTGCAAGAGGGCAGGCAGTACTCGCCAACCCTCAATTTTCCATGAACTCGAACCGAAGCGCACGCGAGCGTACGCGCCATCGATCTCCTCGAGGACGCCCGTCACGCCGACGAACGCCGGTTCGTCCATGACCCCGACTGTCGTGCCGGGCTCGACGGTGATCTGCTGCGACCGCAGCGCCTGGCGCCGATCACGCTCCTGCGCCTGCTCAGCGCGGCGCCGAGCGGATGCGGACTTGATCGCGGCAATTCGGATCTGCTCGGCCTCAGCGTGCGTCTCCGCATCGCGTATCGCCTTGATTGTCTCAGCCTCGCGCAGTTCCTCGTCACGCAAGCCTTGTATGCTGCCATCGCCGACGAACGGTACCTTGGCCGCAACCCGGAATATTGAAAAAGCGGGATGTGGGCTGGTTGGCTGCACCATCAAGTGCGCCAGCTCGTCCAGCTCACTCTCCCGGGCAAATACGAAGGTTGTGAGGATCGGCGCCTCGACCTCGATCTGGCGGGTGCCGGCGATCGTCTTCGCACGGATCGTCTTGCGGAACGTCTTTGCTGGCGTCCAGACGTCGTAGCCCGCCTCGCGAAGCGATCGCATGAGCGGCAGGGTTTGCCCGCCGCTCGTCCGGAGGATGCACCAGCGGCTCACGCAGATGCCAGATCCATGGCGATAGCGCGCCACGTAGCTTTGGGTGTCGGCCGAGTATAGAAGCGGACGTATTCACGCGAGCCAACGATACGCATGCTGTCGCGGATTGCCTTCATGCCACGTAGCCAACGCTCGTCGACGATGGGCACGCGCAGCAGCATGAACAGACCGGCGTGGCTGATCTGGCCTTCCTTATCGACGGCGAAGACGCGGTCGACGAGCGCACGGATTTCCTCGCCGCTATCGGCGGACCATTCCCGAAGGCACTCGTCGATCAGCTCCTTGGCGACTTGAAGCTCCGGGCCGAGCTGGATCAAGTCGGCGACGGCCACTTGGATCCTTGCGCAGCCATCGTACGACGTAAGGGTGATGTTGCCCCTCTTGCCCCCGATGTTGGTGTCGTACTCCTGCGCGAGAAGCGCCTGGAACTCACCCACGCCCTCGAAAGCGTGTTCCTTGAACGAACCGAGGGCAGCCGACAGCCAAGTCGCCTTGCCGACCATGGAACGAACCAGCTCGTCCATTAGCAGATCCTGGGCTTTCACCATGCCGATCGGCACCAAGCTCCCCTTGGCGTCAGTCAGGTACCATGAGCCGTTGACGTCGATCGCGGCGGGATGCGGCTTCTCGGTCATGCCGCGAGCGCCATCACTGACGACGATAGCGTCGCGATCGTGCGGATACGGCTCAGCGCCCGCTTGGCAATCTGGCCTGCCTCGAGTTCGGCGAGCAACTCGTCCATCTGCATACGCGGCAGGATGATGCTGTTGCCAGGGATTGCCGCGATTTCTGCCTTGTACTGCGCAATGTCGATCATCTTCGCCCCGGGCTATTCGATGTCGGGCAAATGCCTAAATGGTGGCGATATCGGCAGTGGGTAAAATGTGGGTGTGGCCGCATTGGCCTCTGTATCCATCACGATCACGCCCGCAGCGCGGAGCCGCTCAAGCATGTCGGCTGCTTCGGTTGGGCAGAGGCGCTGCGTTGCCCCAGGCGACTTCACCACGCCTTTGCGCGATCCGGGTTCGCGATAGAGGAGCTTGTCCCGCACCGCGCGTTTCACGGCATCGCGCGCCGTGTCTTTGTGGATCCCCATCGCACCGCCGATCTCACCGTAGCTTGGCCATTGTCCCCAACGGCTGATGTACTGTTTGACGAAGCTGACAACTTGCAGCTTCCGCGAGTTCATGTCGGGCGTCAGCCGGTATTCTTCCTGCACTACGTTACCCTGCCCCCGGAAGGCAGAACATAGCCTGAACTTGGACCTGTAGGAAACAGGTCTGTGCAGCTAAACGCGTGCCATGACTGACTACGAACGCTACATCGTCGACCTCGCGGTTACCGTGCTGCGCGAGGTTGCCGAGGCACCGGCGAAAGAGCAGCGGCCGTCGACCGCGATCCGGTTGGCGCTGCGTGTGCTTCTTCCCCATTGCCCCGAGCGCTGGCCTCTGACCCAGTTCTGGGAAGGCATCAACGGCACGCATGAGATCGGCCGATCGCAGACGACCGGAGCCGCGTTCAATGGCATAGTTCTCCAGCTCCAACGAAGCGGAGCTTGGTCAGGCGATCGGCCGGCACGCCCGAAAAATGACCAGCGTTAAGTTCGCCGTTCGTTTGTCCGTCGCACTTCGTCATTCATGTGTTCGATCATCCAGTCCACCAGCTTGAGGATGAGCACTGCCTCATCGCGTACCAACGTTATTTCATCGGCGCTCAGGTCCGTAAGTTTGGCGCGAAGGTCTCGCGCTATGGTGTCCGCGACCAGGTAACTTTCTGGGTATTCCATTTCATTTTCCTTTGTAACGGCGGAGAGACCCTCCGCCGCAGGCTTCCGAAAGCCGCGGAAATGCGACGTTCTTTGCGTCTCGTCGGGGCGATGTACCCCAGCGATACCCCTGCATTTTCACTGCCCGATACAGCGGCCGCCCGTCACCTGAACCCGTAGTTCGCAGGGCTACCGCTGTGCTTCGAGACGATCGGCTTCCGCTTCCATCTGGTCGGCCAGGGCGCTGGCATTATTCGCAACCGCCGCGGCGACCGGTTCGCCGGCCGCGTCATATGCTCTCGACCGGTCACCACTGCCGAAGGCGAACATCAGAACAGCGATCGAGCCGGCGATCGCAACGCTGATACCTACAATCGGAACCGTGACGCGCTGGCCTTCTAAGACCGCGGGCTTTGCGAGCGACTGCCCAACGTGATCGCCTGCAACAAAGACTGCTCCGGCTAGGAATAGCGCGCTTCCACCCTGAAAAAGCAACTGTTGCAGCTGCACCCGGCCGATGTTGATGACTTCAGTACCCGGCAATGCCGTATTGATGAATAGCAGGGCCGAAACGCTCATCGCCGCACCGATGATGAGTAGGCCCAATCCATAGTTTTTCATGTAGGAACCCCGATTTCGGTATCTAGATACGCCAACATCAACGTCCGACCGCGATCTCCGAGGCTGACTGTATCACCCGCTCGAACGATCAATCGGCGCGATCTCAACCAGGCGATATATGTTTCGGCATTCGGCCCCGAGGCTTTATCGGCCAAATCGATCGACGTCATCGATCCCCAAGCCACAAGCGCCAGCAGCATATCCCACCCCGGCTCACCGAACCCATCGCGATCAGTGCCGAACATCTCGTCACGGGCGCGGCGTGAAGCGTAGAGTTGCGCAGCCGCCTCAATGTGTGCGGGCGTCACCTGCGCCACCGAATGATTAGGCCGGACGCGTTTTCCAGGCCGGGTCCAGATCCCCGACAGCCACCCGCCGCCTGTGCCGCCAGGTGCCGACCGCAGTCGCAATCAGCATCGGATAGGCCCAGATTTGCGCCTGGATGGCATACCCGGCCGGTATCATTCCCGGATCTACCAGCTTGGACATATGCGCGGCTATAGCTGCTGCCTGCCATCCGGCGATCCACAACGGCCAGAACCGGGTCGAGCGCCAGGCTAGCAATGTCAGTGCGATAAGCAGCGCAACGTCGATGATCATCGAGCCGACGGCTAGCGACGAATAGCCAAGTCCGTCGATCAGTCGATGCACCGCATCGTCGAACACGAACGCGCCGAGTTGGAGCGCTGCACCCACCCGCTCTGGTGGGCCGCCCCGAAGCAGCGCATAGCCGCAGCAGCCAAGCAACAGCACGATGAACGGGAGCAGGGTCATTCCCCCGCCCATCGAGCGAAACGCGCCACCTCGTCAACCCGACCGCGTCACGCTGCACTGACGATCGCCAGTGCCGGAACCATGTCGCCCCGGGTCTGCGCGAAGTCCTGCGGCGTGTCCCCGTGGTCACCATAGGCGATCGTGCCCAAGCCCATCTGCTCCTGGACCGAACGGAAGACATAATGAGCCTGATGAATCGCGGCGCGTGCGGCGATCAGCGGACTGAGGGCCGCAGTGATATGCTCGAGGCCCTTCTGCCCCGCATCGAGCGGCAGCCGCGCAGTTTCCCGGCCGGCGATCGCAGCGTTCAACACGGTCGTCAGCGTCACGATCGAAGCGTCAATCTGATGCTCGAGCTGGATCAGCGGAGCAGCTACCGATTTGGCAACCGCCAGGCGAGTATTCATGGACGTCATCGGTATTTCCCCCTGCGGGGAATAACCCCGCGTTTAGCGTGCGAGCCGTCCGAAAGCGCTCTGCACCGAGCGCGCCACTGGTGGCACGCCGGCGCCGATTACAGTTGCCAACGTCAGCGCCATCAGCGACCCGATCGCGATCGCCGCGATCCAACCGAGCGTCTGGATGAACGTCAGCGTATTCCGCGGCCGGCTCCGCGACCGCCAAGGCAACGGCGCCGGCGACGCGTTCGTCGACACCGCCGTTGCTGTCACGACGTCGGCCGCCCCTGCTACCCGCGCCGTGTCCCCCCCTGACGGTGCACGGGGTGTGTTACCGAACGCCAGTGCGGCTGCAGCGCGGCGATCGCGCGCGCCAAGTGCTTCAACAGCTTCGGCGATGTAGCCGTCGACCGTGGACTTAGAGATTCCAAGTTCCGCGGCGATCTCTTTCGACGTTGCCTGCCGTTCCCAGACGAGTTGCAGACAGTCGCGCTGCCGCGGGCTTAGCGTTTCCATCGGCGAGCCTATGCCCGGAGCGAGGGCGTCGAGGCGATGCCGAAAGCATCGAATATGGATGGAGTTTCGGCTGTCTTCTCAGCACCATGCTTTAAACACGGGTCAGTGATTGACCCTGTTTTTAAGTCGGCCGCCGGTTGCGTTGACGCTTGCCCCGTATGCGAAGCGGGATGTTCCATCAGCGTGCAAGTTCGGGATGAGGCGTGGCGGGAGTTGCAGCGACAGTTGATCGTTCCGGGCGAGCCAGACTCACCGATTCGGGTAGCAAATCTCGCAGCTGCGAGAGCCCGATGGGAAGTCGCTCTGCGAGCAGCAGAGCTTGCTCGGCCCGCGGAAGCTGTGGATCGATCCCAGCGAGCAGCGCCTCGAACATCCGAGCCAAGGCGCGCGCTGGGGGGAGCATCACGCCCATCATGACCACCTGAGGCCCGGGCTGTGCGGGTAAAGGAGCGTCTTGATCTGCGTCGTCTGTCTCGCCTTCAAGGTATGCCCCAGTGGTAAATAGCTCCCGAGCGATTTTATGCAGATGGGTCGACGACCGAGAGCGTCCGGCAATGAGATTGTTCATAGCACTTTGGCTCATTCCGACCCGCCTTGCGAGTTCGGCTTGGCTGATGCCGACCACAGCGAGGCGGACAAGGATGCGTTGCCCAACAATCATGTGATGGGAGCTATCGGAAAACAAATACTGCACCAGCGTCTAGTTCGAATTGACAGACCTATTCGAATTCGAATAGGCAAGCTCATGGCCATCGAGCACGACATAGATTCGCCGTTTGCGCAGGCGGTTCGAGTAATCGGATCGCAGAGCGCAATGGCGCGTCTAATCGGTAAGGGGCAGGCGACGGTTTACGCGCGACTGAAGAGCGGTAAGCCGGTTTGGGACGACAGCGTCCTGAAGATTGCGGCCGCGACCGGCATCGCAAAAGAGGCGCTCCGGCCGGACCTCTACGGCGCGTCGGAAGAGCCGATTCCCGCCAATTTGGAACCGACGCGATGACGCGGATCGGCCTATCAGTTTCTCTTGCCCGCCACCTCGGCGGCAAGCGTCGACGGCATTCCCACCCCCAAGTGTCGTCGACGTCTTCATTCCACCCTTTCGACCGCTGGCAGACCGGTCGAAACCTGCACGTCGGATCTCCCGAGCCCGTCGTGCAAGTCCCCAGTCTGCCAACCGAGAATGCGCGAACTGGCGGCGGTCGTATGCAACGATCGTCGCCCCTTTTTGCGGCAGCCCGGTCATGACCAAAGCGCGCGACGCCGTGTCGATTGAGAACACCCTGTACCGCGTGCTGGGCGAGATCACGATCGAACGCGCAGCCGAGGTCACAGGCAAAAGCCTGAGCTACCTCCGTTCTCTTACCGATCCGGCCAAGCGCGAGCGCCTGACGATCGAGGATTCGCGGATCCTCGACATGGAGTATCGTGCCCAGGGCAAATGCGGGTACCCGCTGCTCGATACACAAATCCGCATGATCGGGGCGGCCGAGAACGACCGCTTCGCCGAGGAGCACGCGTTCGGCCAGCTCGCGTGCGACTACGTGAAGGAGAGCGGCGAGGCATCGGCTGCGCTGGTGGCCGCAATGCTGCCCGGTGCGTCGATCGGGTGCCTTGAAGCCGCGTTGCGCGAGCTCGAGCACGCGGACATCGCCGCCGCCCCGACGATTGCCAACCTACAAGCTCGTATCAAGCGAAAGCGCGACGGCCCCCTGTACCACCCACCCGACGGCTAAGCCGCCGAACCTCTGACATCGCCGCCCACCCCGCCCGCCCGCTGATCATCGTGATCAACGGGGCGGGAAGCTGCTGCCTGGACACTTTGCCATGCCCGATCGACGCGAAGCCCTCACGAACATCTCCAGTTCACTCCAGCAGGTCGTGCCCGCGCTGCAGGCGCTCACCCTGCCCGGCGACAACAATCTGCCGATGTGCATCACCAGCCTGCTCGACGCGATCGATCGCGTCGCAGTCGCCATCGCCGTCGCCGCCCCCGATTCTAGGCCGATGGCATGACTGTGCTGCCCGCCCTCGTCCCGCCGATCGGCGTGCCGTCGATCAGCCCGGGTACGTACGTACGTCTTCGACGGGAGGCGCTTGGTCTGTCGCTCGAGGATCTCGCGCTGATGCTCGAGACTGTCCCGGGCATCTCCGCACATCGCCGCGTCCAGTGGCTGGCGATGATCGAGTCTGGTGCAGAAGAGGTCTCGGTGTGCGTCGCTTTGGCGCTACATGACGCGATCGCGCTCGATCTGCGCATGCTCGCCTACTGGATGGCGATCGCCGAGGGCGCGAAGCCGTCGCTCGTCGATGTCCTGTTCGCTCCTACGCTGAACCTCGCCGCATGAGCCGCCGCCTTCGTACCGCCCACAAGGTTGCGGCGCTGATGGCCGGCGCCGCGATCGCTCTGTCGGTAACCGGTCACCTGCCCGCTGCCGGCGTCCTGTTGGCACTCACCTTCCTCGTCATCCTGTGGAGCCTCGAAAAGCTCCGCTTCGCTGCCTTCCCTCGTCCGCCGGAGAAACGCTCATGATTGTGCAGCCCACCCGTAAGGTCGAACGCGCCTACCGCGCGCGCACGCCGCGCCTGAAGGTCGTCCCGTCCAACGCTATGGATTGGCATGCCGGCGACTGTGGCTGCCCTGTGTGCGAGCCTGACCGGCTCACCTGCGTCGACATGGGCAAGCTCGCCACCGCCGCTGCCGCCGTGGTGACCGGCGTCATGTTCGCGATCGATCCGGCCAGCACTCTCGCGGCGCTACGGGGAGCAATCGGACTATGACGACGGGCGATAGCTTCAGTCGCATCCGCGAGCAGGCCGAGCGCCAGCTGCGGGACAACCCGCCGCCGACTTTGTTGAGCAAGGCAGACGCACTCGAGTTCGCAGCGAAGTGCCTCGATAGGAACAGCGCGTCGCTTTCCTTGGTCACCAGCTTGCTCGAAATCGCTGGCGCCACCCGCGCGGCTGAGCCCGTCATCGTGCAAATTAAACAATACGCGATGCACCCTGAGCTGCAGATCGCCGCAATGAAGGCCGCTGCCGGCGCAATACGAGATCTCGCGCTCGAGGAACGCGTTATCGCCGCGCGCGCCGAGCGCCATGGTGCCGGCAAGTGAGCGACGAGCGCGAGCACGGCATGGGCGGCGGCAAGGTCGCAGCCGACGAACTTCGTCTTCTGATCGAGCGCGCCGAGCGCCTCGAGGAAGAGAAGAAGGGGATCTCTGACGACATCAAGGATGTGATGGCGGAGGCCAAGGGGCGTGGATACGACCCGAAGGCTATCCGTAAGATCCTGTCGATCCGGAAAAAGAAGAAGGAAGAGTACCAGGAAGAGGAGGCCATCCTCGAGGTCTACCTCCAAGCGCTGGGGATGATCTGATGCCGGATTATCCCAGCGAGATGACGCCAGCGCTGGCGGAAGTCCTCGGCATGCCGAACTTCGTGCTCCACCCGTTCTGGATGGCACTTCGCGAGGTCGGCGTTGCGATCAAGCCGCGCTATGAAGACGAGCAGGCCGCAGCCCTGCACTTCCTCATTCCGTTCGCGCTCGCGCATGGCGACGATTGGCGACGCCACGCTATCGAACGGCTCAAGGAGCTGAAGCAACAGCGCGACGCCACCCAGGCGCAAGCGTCATGATCCCGCTGTTCTGGCTAATCGTCTGCAGTGCCGCCGGTGTCGCAGCTGTCGGCATTCTAGGTCTGACGGCGTTCGCCATTCGCCATTGGAGGCGGTCAGCGGTCTCTATCGCCGAACAGCGTCAGCGCATTCTTGCAACTCGGGGGGATGGCTGATGCCTAATCATCAGGTTGATGCTTGGTTCTGGATCCTGGTCGGTTTCGCGGGCGGGATCGTGGCCATCGGCTTGTTGTGCCTGTGCGTGTTTGCTTTCGCCAATTGGCGGCGCAAGGTCATCGATGCGAACGCCGACCGCCGTATCGTCATTCCTCTGAAGCGCGACAGCTAGTCGTGGCATGCCAGCACGTCACTTTGCCAGGCGGGGGCTCCGCGATCGTCTGTGGCACGCGCGCTCGACAGCGGTGCGCGTGCGGCCGGCCGGCGACGCTGGCCTGCGACTGGAAGGTCCCGACCACGAAGAGCGGTACCTGCGACGCCCCGATCTGCATCAGGTGCACGACGTCGCCGGCGCCGGACAAAGATATCTGCTCGAAACACGCGGCCGCCTATGAAGCGTGGAAGGCCAGCCGCTGATGCGCGCGCCTAAGCTCCCCCTGAAGCACGTTCGGGAAAAGACCGAACGGCGCAATCTCGTCGCAGGGTGTCACGTCTGCGACGGAACCACTGCGCGCTGGACGAAGGCGAACGCGCAGGCGCTCGCGGCCCAACATCATGATCGCACCAATCACGCGACATGGGTGAAGTACGACGGCGAGATCCAGTACGGCCGCACGGCCGCGGATCCTCGCCAGATCGACATCGAGGACGCGATCGCGTCCGCCAGTTCGGGGGACCGGCCGGGTGCGGCCCCCCTCCCCGATTCCGACGCACCGGCGGTAGCAGCCGCCGATGTGAGCGCACCATCCAAGGCCGCTCTGTCGAAACACGCGCTCGCGGCCGCAAAGCCGGAGGCCCACCATGTCTAACACAACAACGCTGCTAATCGACCAGCTATGCCTGTCGCCGCTCAATGTACGTACATACTCCCCTGACGCGGAAGACACCGCCGGGTTGCAGGCATCGATCCTTGCGGACGGCTTGATCAACCCCATCGCCGTTCACCAGATGAAGGGCAGCAAAACGAAGTGGGGCGCGGTCGCGGGCGGTCGTCGGTACCGCGCGATCAAGGCGCTTATCGGCAATGGCGATCTGCCAACCGACTATGCGGTGCGCGTCAACGTCCTGGACGGACTCAACGACGCAGAGCTGATCGAGCACTCGATCACCGAGAACCTGGTCCGCCGCGATCTGCGCCAGCACGAGCTATATGCCGGCGTCGCGCGTGCGGCAGCTCGCGGGCACGGTGTTGAGCAAATCGCAAAGGGCATCGGCCAGCCCGATGTTGCGACCGTCAGCCGTTGGCTGCGCCTCGGCCGCTTAGCGGAGCCGATCTTCGAAGCATACCGCGCCGAGAAAATCTCACTTGGGCAGGCCACCGCTTTTGCCGCGGTCGAGGATCAGGACCTGCAACGCGTCACCTTCGAACGGTTCGCGTTCATCAATCCGACGAACCCGACGCCGGCAGAAATCCGCAAGGCGATGAAGGTTGGCGACGTACGCGCCCAGCGCGAACTCGCGTTCGTCGGCGCCGATGCGTACCGCAACGCCGGCGGTCGGTTCGACCAGGATCTTTTCGCCGAAGTCGCGGAGGAGCGCGGCCGCATCGTCGACGAAGGCAAGCTGCAGCAGCTCGTCGACGACAAGATCGCGATTATCCGCGCCGAGATCCGCGCGACCACAGCGCGGCCGGATCTACGCTTCGTTCCCGATCAGCCAAAGGACCAGTGGGACAACGCCGACCACCAGCTAAGCATCACTGCGAAGCCGCGCACGGGAGGGGGGCTCGATCTGCCTGAAGGCGACGTCGTCGCACACATCGCGATCGACGCGAGCGGTGCCCCCGTCGTCTCCTACTGGTGGGCCAGTCGAAAGGCGAAGTTCGGCAACGAGAAGCCGGCCGCGCCAAGCGCCGCGGTACCGCCGACGCCAGCACCGCCGGCAGAGAATCCGTTCGACGCTCATCACCGCGTGGAAGCAACGCGCGAAGGCGATGGCCTGACGATCGACGGCACGTTCGCCATGAGCGCGGTCCGCAAGGTGGTACTGCGCGCGGCTCTGATCGACGACGCGAAGGACTTTGGGTCGGTTGGCCTAGACTATCTCGTGTGGGCGCAGGCGCGCGCGCTGCTCACCACGAGCTACCGGCAGCAACGCCTCGGCATCCGCATCATCGCCGGTGACAGCATGACCGGCGTCTCGCACGACGCCTTGGCGCTGGCACGCGAGCATGTTGCCGCGACCGAAGCGTCGCGCATCGCGGCGAAGGCCGTGCAGACGATCAGCGAGCAGGCCTTCTTCACCGACGAGGATCTCGAGACTGCGTTCATGGCCTACCGCTCGGCATCTTCAGAGATGAAGTCGCTGACTGCGGCGACGATCGCCGGCTTCGTGCTCGAGCGCAGCCTAGCCACGCCAGATCTGCGATGTTCGGTTCACGACGTCGTCGCCAGCGAGGCCGGCGTCGATACCGAGCGCTTGCGCCGGTATTGGGCCCCGACCGGAGACATGCTCGACATGTTCCCGAAGGCGCAGCGCCTCGCGATCGCGGAGCCGTTCGTCGACCACGCGACGATCACCACCTGGGCAAAGTGCAAGTCGGCCGACCTGACGACCGGCGTCTTGGCGGTACTCACCCGCGCAGGCAGCCGCGGCATGCGCTGGGTCCACCCGCTGCTCCGCTTCACCAGCCCTTTCCTTGCCCACCAGACCGACGACCGGGAAGCAGCCGAATGAGCACCGAGCCACGCATCGAGCCGGGTCACCCCCTTGCCTGGCCGACCGGCCGGCCTCGCACGTCGTCGCCGAAGCCAGCGCTATTCCGCAACGGTGGTAGCCGGATGACGCTGACAAACGGTCGTGCCCGTCTTCGCGAGCAGATCGGCATGCTCACCAAGCACGGTCAGGACTGGCGCGTGCTGGACATGGTGCTGTCAACCAACATCCGCTTCACCGCGTCTGGCAGCCGCGATCAGAATGTAAGCCGGCGCGATCCCGACGATGCCGGCGTCGCATTCTATTTCACGCTCGATAAGCGGCCGCACGTATTGGCCTGCGATCGGTGGGATACCGTCGCCGACAACATCGCCGCGATCGCGGCGCACGTTGAGGCGCTGCGCGGGCAAGAGCGCTGGGGCGTCGCGGATCTGCGCCAAGCATTCGCCGGCCACACCATGTTGCCCGCGCCGGCAACATGGTCAGCGGTGCTTGGCGTGCGTGCCGACGCCGATCGTGCCGAGATCGATCGCGCGTACCGCGCGCTCGCGAAGACCGCGCACCCAAACGCCGGTGGTCCGCGCGACGCCTGGGACCGGCTGAGCCGCGCCTACGAACAAGCAAAACAGGGAACATTGTGATGCCGGGATCTACCGCGCAGCGGGAGCGCCGTACCTTGGCGCAAAGCAAGCAGCTCGGCGTGCCAAGCGCGCGCGGCCGCTTCCTCCGACTGGACGACATGATCGCGTCGACTGGGCTCAGCGAGTCAACGATCCGCCGGCGCGTCCGCGAGGGTGAGATGCCGAAACCAACTGCCCTGACGAAACGGTGTGTGGGCTGGTGGGAAAGCGACTTCGCAGCATGGGCGAGCGAGCACCGGGCACCCCAAACGCCTGATTAAGCCCCCAAACGAGGGGGCATTTCTGGGGGCATCCCCCAAAGTCGTAATTTAGTTTTCAGCGTAATTCCGGGACTTTAGCCATGCATAATCAATCCCTGCAACCGGCACCACCCCATCCCATCCGCCGATGCCATCCAAGGTAGCCTGGGGCCGTTCCGCCGGACGCCCGACCGATCGCCGCCGCCGCATCCGCAGTACTGATACTCGACCAATTCGTAACCGGTGTTAGAACGGGCGAATGAATCCGCACACCAAAGCCTTTATCGGCGAACTCATCTCCGAAGCGATCGCGATCTGTATCGTGATGACCTTCGGCCTGTCCGTCGCGGCGATGTATACGCTTTACGACCCGAGCCCGTACAAGACGGCCTATTGGGGCGTGTGCATCACCTGGGGCATGGCTGTGTCGATCTCGATCTACGTTACCGGCGCGGTATCGGGTACCCATGCCAATCCGGGGGTGACGCTGGCCCTGGCCTTGTACCGCGGGTTCCCGTGGAAGAAGGTACTTCCTTATTGGTGCGCACAACTCGTCGGCGCGTTCATCGGCGCGGCGATCGTCTATGCGTTGTACTACAACGTCATCGATCACTTCAACGCGACGCAGCATCTGACGCGCCCCGGCGGCGGCGGCGCGGGCGTGTTCTTTACCGCGCCCGGCTTGGCGGTGACGACGATGAAGGGGTTCGTCGACGAGATCATTCTGACCGCGATCCTGATGTTCGGGATCTTCGCGATCACCGACGAGTTCAACACGATGGCCCCGCAAGCGAATTTCGGGGCGATCGTGATCGGCCTGCTGGTCGCGGTGATTGGTGCGTCGATGGGCTATCTGGAAGGCTGGGCGATAAATCCCGCACGTGATCTCGGACCTCGCACCTTCGCATGGCTGATGGGCTGGGACGCATCGGCTTTCCCCGGCGTGGGCAATTACTGGTGGGCGCCGATCGCGGGGCCATTGATCGGCGCGGTGATCGGCGGTGGGGCGCAGCATCTGCTAGTCCGGCCCTTCCTGCCGCGCGATACGCCCGTCGCCGGCCCGCAGTGA